AGCCTGAACCCCTGAGTTGAGACAGGCTGGTAGCTGCTCCCTCTTCGTGTCCGCCTTTAGATTCAGGACGCTTCAGATGCGATACCGCAATTAAGCTAATGCCAGTCTCTTGCACCAGCATACGCAACTTGGTCATAAGTTCATCGATAGCTTTACGCTCATCACCATTAGACTGAGAGGATACAACCATGCTAATATGGTCAAGAAAGACGTAACGGCAGTCTGCTGCCTTGGCGAAATAGCGTATACGATTGACCACATTGTCGATATCAGTACTACCAAAGTTATCCCAAAAGAAAAGCCTATCAGTGCCAAGTGTAATATCAAACGCATTCTTTAACTCCTCAGGACTAACCTCAGTGTCAGGTAAGTGTAGTGGTTTATTTAGATGGAGCGACATAATACCACGAGCAGTCTTACGTACTGACTCCTCCATGAACATTAAGCCGATATTGTCGTTGGTAGTCTTAATCAAGTGCCATAGAATCTCACGTAAGAATTGAGACTTGCCTAGTCCTGAGCCTGCCGTGACTGTGATAAGTTCTGCTGGACGGATACCGTAGGTAAGTTCATTGACTCCAGGCCAAGGGTACATGGCTGACGATTTCTCCACAGGTCGATTAACTTCGTCCCATAGCGTAGAGCCTGCGATGATTCCATCAGGTGTCCACTGCTCTGCTGCCCACCATTGCTTGATGTAGTCTGCAGTCTTTCCTGCCTTAAGGTAGTCACAAGCATCTTTAAATCCCTTCAGATGTTTAACAATCTTGCACTTATTACCTAGCACTTCAGCTACTTCGTTGACAGCCTTCTGACCGACCTCATCCGCATCAAAGCATAGGTAGATATTCTCGAATGAAGATAACCACTCATAAGCCTGTTTAACATCCTTTAGAGCTGCTTGAGCACCGTTGCGTACTGAGACGTTAGCGTACTTGCTACCACTCATCTGAAAGCCTGCTAATGCGTCTAGCTCACCTTCATGGATGGTAACAGTCTTACCACCTTTAGCAAATATATTTTGACCAAAGAGCGTAGATGTTTTCCAGTCACCAGTAATGGCAAAAGTCTTAGTTCCTACGTTGCGTGATTTTGAGGCGATGATAGCCCCTTCTTCATTCGCATACGGATAGTACTGGTTAGTCCCGTCTTGGGACACACCATAGTGCTGACACGTTGCCTGAGTAATCCCTCGGTCAGGTATCGACTTGACTTCACCTTTGACTTCAATCATAACTTTCTTTCTCGGAGTTGCAACATAATCTTCATCGCCTTTAATATGATTAAGACATACAAAACAATGCTGATGATTATCATCCCAGAGTGAATTACCATCTGAGCTACCACATGCTTCACAGGGAATATGTTTTATTAAATTACTCATAGTCTATTTAGTTTCTATTTAGTTATTGTTTCTTTAATACATACTACTAAGATGATTATTACTATTAAGAATATTATCATATTAGTATTCATCATCTAAGAAGTCATCTAGATAGATGTCTAAATCGTCTATATCACTACTGCTTAGTAAGTCTACTCTGTCTTTATAAAGTATATCATCCTTGACAGTTTTCAAACAGGTTAAACACATGTCAAGAAACTGGTTAGTGTTTACTGACTTAATCGTTGACTCATAGTCAGTCAACAAGTTGTTACAACAATAACAGCGCATAGGGTCTCCAATGCTGTTTAGAAGGCTTTAAAGGGGTCTCTAAGACTCGTTCTACTGCTGGGTGATACCTACACCTCATCTTCTTCTTCATCGCCTCCTAGAGCTTCTCCTGATACATTGTCACAATCCCAAGGAAACCACTCACAATCCATCTGCTCAGGTGAATAAGTATTAGCTCGATTAACTTCAGGCATTATCTCCATTAAGGAAAGAGTCTCGTGAATCAGATTGTGTGTTATAATATACCTCATAATAGTTTCTAAACTCCTTAGCTAATTTTCTCCAAGTAGGCATATTAGTTTCTCCTACTTCTCCTTCATACAATGTAGAAGCAATCCCACCTCTGTTTAGTATAGCGATTAACTCTGCGTCTGTCATTTTATTAACTCCTTATAAATATTTAATACAGTATCTATTACTGAGGATACTGCGAATATAATCAATAATATATCTTCTCTGTTCATATTAGTTCCTATGATAAGCGTCATGGGGATGTGTGAACATGCTGGCTAATAGTTCATCAACGGACTTAAACCATTGAATTACTTTTAAGCCGTCTGCTTGATAGATGGTAAAGCTCACTTAGCCTCCGACATCTCACGATTAAGATGGTCTAAGCATTGTGTCAATACCTTCTTTAGCTTCACAAACTTCTTAGCATCATCTCTATCAAGTGTATCCGTACCTAGTATCTTATGCGAATTGATTTCCATCTTTACTAAATCTAGTAATGAAAATGTCTCTTCTGCTTCGGGGTGCTCACCAACATAAAGAAGCACTTGACCTTTACTATTTAGCCATACTCCTAAATCTATTTTAACTGTAATGTCACTCATTCTTTTACCACTTTCTTATAGTCTTTCAACATCCAAGAGTCAACGGCTTGGTCTACATGGTCGCCTGTGAGCCACACGTGCGCAGTCATCTTCCCGTCGCATAAGACAATAGCAGGTGCAATCTCTTCCTGTGGTACATCCCATGAGCCATCACGTAACCAGCGATAACGCTCAGCGTCTAAGAAGTTCTGATTGTCGCTTAACATCTTAGCAAACAGGTGTGCTCTATTATCCTCTTGTGCTTCGAGAGCATCAGCAGCCCTCATCAGGAGTGAGCGAGTAACGACGTACTCATCCTTATCAGCGTATGCTCTTAGTTGTTTAACGAGGTTCTCAACCATTTTTTACAGTCTCCGCAGAATGATACATGGACAAAATATCCATAATTACTTTACCTTCACCATATTTTAACATCATAGCGACTGCGTCGGCAAGTGTATTGTGGTAGCAAAATTCTTCCCACATTAGTTTAGCCTCTTCAGGAAACATCTCAGCCTGTGTATTAGTCATAGCCGTATTTCTCCACGTGTGCGATAGCCTTATCATACGCTAAAGTTGCATAAAAGTCTTCTACTTCTTTCACGACAATCATCGGAGCATGAGACTGCGTAGGGTATTGCTCCAGCGTATAGCCTAGAGCCTTGAGCGCATCAGCCCATAAGTCTTCGTCAGGCATGGGATACTCATCCCTGAGAATGGTCTCAGTCCAGTACACGACGGCATCGTTAAAAGCCTCTTCGTCATCCTCATCGTCTTCAGGTTCATAATACCTATCTTCCGTATACATGGTTTAATCCTCCAAGTTAAGTAATAAGTGTAAGCCCTTTACTTCTAGCGTGCAACCACTAGCAACATAAGTAGCACCATTTGATTCTACATGCTGTACTGTAGCCTCAGGAAAGTTCTCATCCATAAAAGTAATCAAGTCATCTTTGGTATTAAAAAATATATCATGCTTCATTATAGCCCCTAACTAAATTGTAATTGTTGGTCAATCTCTTGGATTACTTCTTGAGCCTGCAGTGCATCTTCCTTGTCAGCTTCATAACACGCATTGGACGGCTCCATGTCATCTAAGTACCAGTCTGCAAAGTCTGAGAGTCTTTTAAGTTTCTCATACTGCTCGATTGTCATTGTGATATTCATACTTCCTCCTCTGCTGGTTCAAATTTAGGGCATGTGTACCCTTGCTTCAGTTTAATAATCCTAAAATCGTCAGGGTTCTCATCGCTTTCAATGTCTCCACACTCGAATGCGTCACGATAATCCTGTAAGTAGTTACCAAGCTCCAGCTTAGCTTCTTTTAAGCTATCAAATACCATGGGCACTTCGTTGTTGTCATCATCATATTCATGCCATGTATTAGTCCAGCCGTCGCAAATTGTATACTGCTCTACTATATATTTATTCATGATTTATACTCCAGTTCATAAGATAATATTTTAAAATCGTTACAAGGGTTATCCTTCATAAGCTCAACGAGTTCTGTTTCTTTTGCAGGTGCGTAGTAGAATATACGAGTATCAGGTACACCAAAGGTATCATATATCTCAAGGGTTTCTGCGTCATCATCATCATCTTGACATTCCCCGAAAGA